CTCGATTTGCAAGTCAGCAGCATCGCGCATAGGTGGATTATATTGCCAGTGAATGCCTTTGCGCCTTCCGGTGACAAATGGGACCATTGGTATCTCGTCAAGCGTTAGGCGGGCTTGCTGGTCCACAATCCAAACACCCTCCTCATTCTCTATCTCGACTTTCCACATGACTACACTGCCCGCTCCGTCACCCAAGCCCGCTGTTTTTGCTGCTTCACTGTCCAGGCGCCAGAATGTTCTAACCTGCTTGGGTTTCTCCAGGATCTTCACGAGCGTTAGCTGTTCACGCCCTTCAATTATTTCGGACTCAATCCATATCACACTATCAGCTGGCACATGCACCCAATATGGCCTCACGCCTGCCTTTGTTTCATCTTCTACAGTGCGCAGCCCTTCCGAGCTTGTGTAGTCAACTAGGATCCAGTCAATCGCCTTGTTGATGCCGTTGAAAAACGTCTCTCCTGCGAAGACGTGTAAATGATTACCGCGTCCGTCAATATCCTCAATGAGTGTCTGGAAGCGTTCGGAGCCGCTGCCCTCCTCCAAATGCAGTTCATGCGCGAAAGGTTTCTGCGCAAGGCCCTCAATGATATCGGTAGACATTTGTGAATCTTGCCGTCTTCAAACGGAAGTCATAATCGTCTTGAGATTCGTTTGTGAATTTGGGCAGATACTGTTGGCCGCCTGCGATTACTGCGTCACGACCCTCAACGATAGCTGCCACCATTTCCCAGTATCCGGACATCGCTATCCAGTCGGGGCTTTTCGCATCTGGTTTATTAAGCTTGGTTTCCATAAGTTCCAAATTTTGGTGTGGTGTCTACTAGGATGATTGGCCAATAAGCCATCACTACTGCGTCTGCCATGTTTGGCGACTTTGTTCCGGGCGGACTTTTGTCCACCACGAGCTTCAAACTGGGGCCACGGCTGATAGTTGCTTGGCTCAATTCCTTTTGCAATTTGTGCAGCCCAGGAAGGTCCGAATCTAAACTGATTAAGCTGTCCGTATCGTACTCGATGCCCTCAGTAACAGCACGCCACGTTCGGTAGAATCTATTTCGCAATTCCCACCACGCCTGCGCTTTCAAGTTCTTGTAGAAATCCTTGTTCTTGGGGCTGTGAATATCATCTGTGCCATCCTCGTTCTGAACGACACGATTGTTAGGCCTCTGAACAGCAGCAGCAGCGTTCCACGGAACGAACTGTAGGCTAGGTGGCAGCACGCCGGCATCAGCGAGATTATTCGCCTCCGCTTTGACACCTGAACCTACCCCGATGCAATCATACTGAAGTGCTATGGGACCAAGGTCTTCTAAGTTGGCAACAGCGTTCCTGGCTGTCACTGCTGTATCACGTGCGCCCCACTCCTGAACAAAGCGAAGCACAATACCTTCTCTGCCTGCCTGTGCATTCGTGTCCGCACCCTCATCAGCCACATCGAGTGCTGAGCCCCATGGCCCGGTGACTGGGATGTCCAGTTTGATGTGAGCATCTACAGCAGCACGCACCCATTCCGCCGGAATAATGACGCCTTCAACGGATGCGCTGTAACTGCGGTCTACCTCTTGTGCGAAAATGTGCTGTAGCCCGTCCGCTATGGCCCGAGCTTCGCGAACGTCATACCACTCTTGAGTCTTAGCTGGATGGTCGCTCCAGTCCATTACAAAGACCTGTGTGCGACCCGGTACAACTTTGCCTGCCCAGTCAGCGCCAGCTTCCCGGCGTCTGTGAAACACGTTGCCCAGTCCGTTCACTGACGAAAGGTCCATTTGGACTCTCGTGTTATCGGACAGCGCTGCTTCAATCTTTTCTGGGCGCTCGTAATGTGCGCTTTCATCCTTGAAGTAGATGAGCTTACGACCGCCTCGACCAATGTTATCACCAGCCTCACCAGTGATTGTTGCACCGGACACAGTGTTGACGATTCTCATGTAACTCATGTTATCCGCAGGCTTAAATCTAGCCGGCAGAAAGAATGATGGAAGCCCGTTGATAATCAACCGCATCTTTTCAAAGATACTGTCGGGGTCGCCTATCTTATCAACGAGCTGTTCTTTGCGGGAGCCCCAGCCAACAGCAGCGCCCGGCATAAACAACCAAACCCACACGGAAAACGCGCAGCAAACCCACGTGGCTCCCATATCCCTGGACTTCTCTATCAAACCGCACTCTTCGCCCTTAAGGCAAGCCCAAAGGAACATGACTAAATCTTCCTGACACTGGAACATCACCAAGGGTAATTTAGCTGGCACCGTCTTGCCGGCATTACGAGGGTCGTATGTGTTGCACCAATGGTTAATAAACTCTACTGGGTGTGTTGAATAAAACATCAACGCCCCTAACAGTAATTCAGGGTCTTCCCTGAGCCTTAGGACCTGTTGCTGCCTCCATGCAAAGACGTTGACGTAATCAAGCGGCCATTCATTTGTTGTTGAGGGTGTCAGCATACGCTTCGGCCGCTTCCTGCGGTGTCATTGTTGTGGTTATTGTTTGTATCGGACCACCGCCTGGGCCTGTGAGACCAATGTTCTCTTTAAAGGCACTCACGTCAATGTGTTTTCCGAGCAGTTCCAAGTTCCGGATCTTGTCGGGCCATTTAATCTTTTTCAACAGGCCTATGTTAAGGCGCTCATCACCTTTGCCTGCGAATATTTCCTCGATCTCAAACTGCTGAATAAAGTTACGCCAAATGATGGGCCATTCGGACACGGGCAGCAGTGAACCCTCGTCATCCATTATGTCCAGGACGTCCATCTTGTCTATCTCGACTAGCCTGCGAAGTACATAGCGTGCATCCACAGCAAACTCTTCATCCGCCACCTTAGTCTTTATTTCCTGGAGCTCCAAGCAACGGTCCTTCACAACGTCACGATTAAACATCTCGTTCGCCCGAACAGCCTGGGTCTGTTTGTTGCTTCTGTTCTTTGGGAAGCCTTTACGATAGGCCTGGGTCTTATTCAGCCCGTCAAGCACGAAGGCTCTAGCTGTGTTTTCCCAGTTTAGATTTCGCAATGCACCCATATTCTATTCCTCAAAAATAGAGGGAGCGCAGGAGTAAGGTCTGCGCTCCCTCAAGGCGTTCCGATCGGGGGGAATGAAAGGAACGCGCCCGCATTATTGCGGGTTGTATTTTAGTCGTCAGCAGCTTCCTCAACTGCGTCACCCACTGCCAGCAAGCCATACACGCCCATGCCCCGGCCGAAGTTGCTGTTCTTGTGGTTAAGGTCAACGATGTTAGCGTTGATCTGATTGTTGGCTACACTTGCTCCAACCATCATACCACTAAGGCCGAATGCAGACGCCTGCGCTACCTGAGCAACAGCAGTATTGACAGCACTGGCAATGACCTGATTATCATCAGCACCTCGAGCAACTGCGCCCTTCATACGTTCGATAGCATTCACATCATCTGTGTGCGCGGTTTCTGTCTGCGTGCGCCCTGCCTGTCCAGTGATAGATTCACCGGATTGATGCGTCACTGTCTGCCCTGCTCCGGACAGCATTGCAAAACCCATTTCGCCTTCGACAGCGGCTCGGGCTTTCTTCAGGAATGCAAGCTGCAACAATTGCAGTTCATCATTACACTGGTCCATAAGTGTTTTCTCGCTCATAACTATTGAACTCCTTGATTATCGAGGCTCCGTAGAGCTTCCAGTTGTACAGCCAGTTCGGCTGCCGTTGCTCCCCTTGGTTGACCCGTCATATCAACTAATGGGCCGCCCTGTAACCACATAGATCCAGAATTCAAAGTCGCTGCCGAAAGTGCTGATGGGATAACCGTGCTGTTACCAATGGAGGACCCTAATGTCGCGCTGAACGGACCCCATTCTACATGGGCGTCTTTCACATCCTTCAGAAAGGTAGTAGACTTCCATGTGGTCTTACCGTTGGGGTCGTACGTCAGCTCTGTTGTAGCGCAGCTCGTCACCAGCAGCAATAACGCCAGGAACAGCAGCACAACGCACACCGCTACAAAGTTTTTCAACCATCGTTTATTCATTATGGCACCTCATGTACTTTCTTTGGTTTCTGTTTATGGTATTTCGCGCCAAGTCTGACAGCCTTATACCACGCCCACGCACGCAGCTCCCAGAACTCGCGCTCTAGCAGCAGTTGACGGAAATATTGGTCTGTGTGTAGCCTAGTGGGGTCCTGTGGCAGCAAACCAAGCCTCTTGAGCTGACATAGCATGTCGTGCCCCAGTGATGGGGTCTTTGATTTCTTGCCTTGAATCTTATTGGAGATCCACTTGGTGATAGGCACTGTTGCATAATCCCAAGCATACCCCGATTTGGCGATCATTACACCCGTCACACTAACGATAATAAACTCCTCAGTGATCGGGCTTGCTGGCCATAGCACTTCCGGCAAATAAAACACTTCATCTTCCGCTACTTGCCCATCATACCCATCTCGATACTTCATTACATTCTTCCGTGGTGAATAAATGAATAGTGGTTGCCGTCATTCTCGCCGGGTTCGCCTGGGTGCGTATCCTTATCCCAGTTCCCGCCCCAGCGGCAAAGCTCATGTCTGCTTTCCCATTTCAAACCGGACTCCAAATGCTGGCTGGTCTT